AAGGGTGACGTGGAAGGATTGATAGCTGCTGGGATGGGCAAGCAGAAGGGATTCGTGGATGAGGCAATTGATGCCGTCATGGGAACCATCAAGTTAATTTGCATTGGTTTGATTTTATGGAACGTCGTTCCGATATTGTACACAAGGTTTCTCCACAAGAAGGCAACGAATGGAACTGCTAAAAAGACTTAAGGGTGAGTTCGACAAGTTGAGCAAGCGGAACAAGTCGCTTGTGATAATCGGCGTGTGCGCGACGATATTCTTTGCATTGGAGCTATTGAGATGAACGTTGATTTCGGAGTAGTCGAACTGGTCATGATGCTGGTCATGGGTTTGCTTGGTTATCTTTGGCGAACTCAAGCCACCGACGTGCGGCAGACGTGCGCCGATCTGAACAAGTTGTCGATCAAGTTCGCGGAGGCCAAGGGAGCGAGCGAGGCCACGAACAAGACGCTTTTCAGCAACATCGAGGAAATGAAGGAGGCAATCGCGAGGGTGGAGAACCTGTTGTTGAACAAATAATGATCGAGTATAGCGAATATTTCGTGCTGGGGATAGCCTTGGTAATAGGCGTCATAAGCTGGATGCTCAAGAAGGAGCACGCTCGCATAGAGTCGCTGGAGGGAGACTACAATGAATTGAACAACAGACTTTCCAAAGCCATCAAGGAGATTGCCTTGAATTCGGTTGAGGACAAAGGGTGGCGCAAACACGTGGAGGCGAATCACAAGGGTTTGCAAAAGGCCGATGAGGATCGGAGGAACGACACCAGAAAAATTTACGACAAGATAGAAGCCACACATGAAAAAATACAGCGATTAGCTGAAAAGATAGCGGGGAAATAAATATGACGACCACTTTGACTGCGGCCACCCTGACGGTGACCTTGAAGGAATCAATCGAGTTGAACGGGGTGGAGCAGGGAGCCACCAACACCAAGACGATAGCGAGCGTCAACGAGGTATCGAAGCGCATCGTGACGGTCACCACCACGGAGGCGGAGGTCATGGCGTTTCATGTGTCCGCGATAGCGTCTGGCACCTTCATCGAGGGAGACGTCCGATACGTTCGCTTCACTAATCTGGATGACACCAACTTCGTCACCCTGACTTTCAAGAACGAGAATGACGACGAGTTCGCCATCAAGGTGGACGCGGGACATTCGTTCATATATCCCGGCGACAATTCGGGGGGAGTGGTGGACACGATGGACGCCATAGATGGGACGGGACTGACCTACGCCCTTGGCGACTTGGTGAACGTCACGGCTGACGCCGACACGGCGTCCTGTGACATGGAGATTTTCGTGGCAAGCGTATAAGGAGACACATTCATGAGCACAAAGAAAATATCAGCCCTCACCGAACTGACCACCACGCCCGCGACGGGCGACTTGTTTCCCATAGTGGACATAAGCGACACCACCGACGCGGCCAGCGGCACGACCAAGAGCATCAAGCCAGCCACCGTGTTCTTGGCGGCTGGGATAGGGGCGGGCAACACGGTGGCGGAGCCTGTGAAGATAAATACGTCGAACGGCAAGGTTGGCATTGGGACGACTGCGCCATCGACGCAATTACAGATATATGACTCAACGGACACAAGTTCTTCGGCCACGGCTACAACGAGTCTCAGCATTGATAACTACGTAGGCGCTGATTTGGTGCGCCAGAAGTCTTTCATCGAATTTAATTTGAGAGATGACAGCGACAACGGGTTGCCCCAAGTCAAGATTGGCGCGGAGGTGGGTCAGAACGCTGATGCTGGCAGCAACGTCACGGAAGGTAGTGGTAACTTCATCATCTACACGGCAACGGGCACGGGCAACACCACAAATAGCCTCACGGAGAAGGTGAGGGTTGATTTCAAAGGCAGAGTCGGCATTGGATCAGGGACTCCTGAAGGCCAACTTGAAGTTGAAGTCGCTGACGATGCCAACTTGGTGGGTTTGCTTGTGGATCAGAACGACTCCACGAATAATCCTTATGCCATTTCGATAGAGAACGCTGGGTCAGGTGACTCGATACGGGACGATTCAGGCGCTAAACTGACTGCTGCTGGAGTGTTCACAGACGCATCTGATCAATTCAACAAGAAGAACATCTCTGGCCTCAACGTCGGATTGCGGGAAGTTCTGAAGCTCATTCCCAAGAAATTCAAATACAAGAAGGACAACAGCGCAGGGGTGGGTTTTTTGGCGCAGGACATGGAAAAGATAATTCCCGAAGTCGTGCATGGAAACGACATCGAGATCAAGGACGTCATGGTGCGTGAGGCGGTGGAGGCGAAAGCCGTCGTCAAGAACGACAAAGGAGAGATCATGGAATCCGCTGTTGAGGCGCAGAAAGCGATAATCAAGAAAAACAAGGTGGTTGGCGGCAAGTCGATAGCATATGGTTCGCTCACCGCCGTGCTGGTCAAGGCGATTCAGGAATTATCCGCCAAGGTGACCGCGTTGGAGAACGCATAGAAGTGGCGTTCTCTCAATATGGCGAATGGCAACGCTCCACGGGGCGTCTGGACGACCCCATCGACGTAGACGGGGACGGGGGGTTCAATGGCTTGGACAGCTACACCGAACCCACCTCGTTGAAGCAGGGGTCGGTTGCTACGAGCGAGAACATGCGGTTCGACGGCGGAAAGGCGAGAGTGCGCGAGGGATTGGAGTTCAAGGCTGGAAGCACGTTGACCTTCACTTACTATCCCGGCTACGACGAAGTGTTCACCGCAGCCACGGTGTCCGATCCCGATAGCTCGAACGTCGACTACATCATGGCGGCGACCCGCACCAAGGCTCTTTTGTGGAACAGGACGTCCGAGCTAGGCGAACTGTTGTGCGAGGACGGGGCGTACCTGACCACGGAGTCAGGCGACTTCATGGCCTTGAACGTGACGGAGCTTGCAGTTCCCTACTATTCAGCGACCATAGCCTCCGGTTCATGGAGCACCTCGACTGAGAAGGCGACTTCCTCCAGCCACAGCTTCCAGACGGGTGACGCGGTGGAGGTGAGCAGCAGCGGGACGATGCCCGTTCCGATCAAGGTGAGGACGGTTTACTACGTCATAGACACGGGAACGAACGATTTTCAACTTGCGACCACTTTGGCGCTGGCTCGCGCTGGCACGGCGATAGACATAACGAACGTCGGGTCAGGGAACCACACGGTGCAATCCGTGGTGTCCAATGCGGCGGTCACGGCGTTGGTTGCCTTCGGTTCGGTGGACACCAGCGCGAATACTTTCACGGAGACGGCCCACGGGTTCTCCAACACGGATGCGGTCTACGTGGACAGCACGGGCACCCTGCCCACGGCGGACGGCAACGTATTGTCCACGACGACCAAGTACTACGTATCGAACGTCGCGGCGAACACCTTCAAGTTGTCGGAGGTGAGCGGGGGGGCGGTGATGGACGTGACGGATGCGGGGTCAGGCACCCACGTGGTGCGGAGCGCGGCGGACACCATGAAGCCCAGCATTCTCCATGCGAACGACAAGGTGTTCATCTTCAGAAGCGGAGCCAGACCATTGGAGTGGGACAACGTGTTCTCGTCAGGCGGAGCGGGCGTGACTTCGAGCAAGTTCGCCGCCAAGACGAACACGGCGACTTCCGCCAGCGCTTGTCCCGACGCTGATTGGGGATTGTATTTCCGCAACCGCTTGATTGTTCCGAATCCCGACACCGTGTCCTCTTCGGTGGCGAACAATTCGCAGACCATTTTGATGAGCGACATCTTGGACACGGACGAGTACGTGGTGGATTCCGAGTTCTACATGAACAAGGGATCGGCTGATTTCGTGATCGGGGCAATTCCTTATCAGGAAGATCAGGTGATCGTCTTCAATCGTCGAAGCATCCATATCCTGACGGGGATACGGAACACCAGCACGGCGACCCATTTCGAGATAACCCGACAATTCGGGTGCGTCAGTCGAAAGAGCATAGCGCAGTCCGGCCCCAACACCTACTTTTTGAGCGACAACGGAGTGTACGCGCTGGAACCGGGGTTCGATCCCGCCAAGGGAGATGCCATAGCGATCTCCAAGGTATCTGCGTTCACCATGCCTCTGTCTCGTCCCGTCAACGACGTGCTGGGCACGGTGAACTTCGACGAGGCCGTGATCCACAAGGCGTCGGGCATCGTGTTCGACAACAAATATTTTCTGTCCCTTCCGTTGGAGGACAGCTTGGACTGCACGGTGGTTATGGTCTACGACTTCCTCTTGGATGCGTGGGTGTCGAAGGACACCTTTCCCAGCGGCTTCGTGGTGGATGATTTCTTCATAGCGAGCTTCGGCGCGGGGAACCAGCAGCAACGCCTGTTCGTGTCGAACGACAAGGGGTGGTGGCTGTATGGCGAAGGGAACGTGGATCACTCCACGCGGGTGCTGGGAACGGACACCGAGGAGACCACCGCGATAGCTGGCAAGTTGATCACCAGAAGCTACACTTTGAAAAACATCGGGGTGAAGCGTTTCATGACGGGTCAGGTGGCGGCGACGATGAGCGCGAACGACTCGTTCACCTTGACTGCCCACACCAGCGATCCAGACACCACCACGGAAGCCATCACGGTGACCGCTACTTCGGACGAGGACTTGCTCACGCGGTTCGGCATAAGGAACAGGGGCTATTCGGCCAAGGTCGAGATCAACGTCCTTGTGGGGCGTCCGATCTTCAAGCACGTGGTGATCGAGAGCGCGAGCCTCACCTTGGGCGCCAGAGCGGAGGCGGTGGAATAAGATGGGTGGAATAAAGACGGCTTTGCTGAAGCAACTGCGGGAGTACTCTCCCGTTGACCGCATCGTGATGCTCTATGAGACGGGCGAGGACTTCGTGAAGGAACTGGCGAACTACATGACGGGGGGGGTGGTCATATCGAATCCCCGCTTCTTCATGATGATGAAGGCAATTGATTCGTCGAAGCCGCCGCGAGGACAATGGGGAGTGGAGAATCCTGATTGCTGGTATGCCAGATGGGTGGCTGGAGACAATGCGTTGGGGGAAATGTTCGATCAATTGGAACCGTTGCCGTATCTTATGTTTAGGAGAATCACGGAGAACGGAGAAACGGGATTACGGAAATATTCATGGAGCAGGGCGAAAGAAATCGCAAAGAGGAGAATAAAATGAACTTGAGAACAGCGGCTGGAAAACTTAACGAGGCGGCGCCTCAAGGCGAGCGCCTCATATATGCCAATCCTCTTGAGGAAGCCATGCTGAAGAGCATTGGCGGAAGCGGAGAAGCGGCGAGCGGGGGGGTGCCTAGCTACAAGAAGGGCGACGTGGACATACCGCCAGCCCCGACCCAGCAACCATACGGCGAGTCGATGCGGGAGGCTCTTCAATCGCAGATTGCGTTGGCTCCCCAGATGTACGCGGCGGAGGCATCTCAGCAATACGGACGCCCCGCCTATGCCCAGATGGAGAGCGACATCATGCGCCAGAGTTTGCTTGGCAGAGGTGAGCGCGGCGGTGGCTTGATCGACTTGATCGGTGCGCCGGAACAACGCTTCGAGGCAGGTGGCGCGATGAGGCGACCGGGATTCGATCCGTCTGGACAATTTGGTGGACTCGCCCAATACGGGGCGGACATATCCCAATACGGCGCCTCCCGCCAGAGAGCAGCTGACATACGCGACGTCCAGAGATACGGACAGGATGCCACACGCGCCTTGAGGGAGGCTGATCCCATGAGCGCGGGAATGCTTGGTCAGATGTCTGGCATAGCGAGTCAGGAACTAGCTGGCCCCGCGCAGGGGCAATACGGCGGACTGCTTGGAATGATGGGTGAGCAAGCCCGCGAGGGATTGGCTGCTGGAAGCGACTTGACTGCGCGAGAGCGGAGGAACGCCGAGCAGGAGGCCCGCGTGGCGATGGAGGCTCGCGGACGCCAGCTTGACCCGATGGCTGCGGTGGCGGAACTGGAGAGTTTGGAGAGGGCCAAGATGGCGC